ACGTTCTCGCGGTTCTGGTTCGTGCGCTCGTAGGCGAGCACGTCCGAGATCGCGTAGCCGTCGTCTGTGATCTTGGCGATCAGCTTGTCGAGCGAGCCTTCGAAGCTGTCGTAGCGCGGCCACGGCGGCGGGATCACGGTCTCAGGCACGAGCATGAGATCGTTCGGGAAGAGCTCGGCGTTCGTGACCAGCGTGTCCTCGACGAGCTTGCGCTCGTCATTCGACCAGCCGTGGTCCATCTGCGCCTGGATCGAGTCGAAGATGCCGATCCGATAGTCGGGCGCGACGGTCGTCACCTCGTCGATCTCCTGGTAGGAGCCGTTGAAGCTCCAGCGGGCGAGCGCCAGCTCGCGCTCGTTCGGCAGCAGCAGGCCCTCGTGGAACTTCGCCTCCAGCTCCGTCTGGATGATCTTCGACAGGCCGGTGGCGTAGTTCTCGCTGATGCCGCGCCTAGCCAAGACGCCGTAGCGCCCGAACCTTGAGATGAAGCGCATCTCTCTCCTCGTGTGAAGTGGGGGCCGTGGCCGCGCGCGGCGCTGCGGCCCCCACGCTTGTCGGCTTACGGTGGTGCCGTGACGCCGTAGAGAATCCCGTGCGCCCGCTCGTGCACACACTCGAACGAGGCCTCGCGCAGGTACTCGGCGCTGTAGGAGTCGCGGCCCTTCGGCTGCTGCTCGGTCAGGAGCTTCGTGTCGCGGTCCCTGAGGGGCCGCTGCTGCACGTACTCCATGTCGACCAGGAAGGCGTAGGTGCCGTAGCCCTTGTTCGCGGTCGGGAACTCCGACCACTCCTTCTTGACGACAACGGGGACGCGGTAGCCGTAGGCCCCCGAGATGAACGCATCGACGTGGACGCCGTGGACGTTCTCCGGGGTGGGCTGCCACTGCGAGCCCATGCCGGAGCGGTTCCACTGCGCCATGTTCAATGCCACGAGCGGCGCTGCGAAGAGGACCTTGTCGGTCGAGCCGTTCGCCATCACGTCCATCAGGAACGTGTCGAAGAACGTCGCCGTCAGCGGGCCGTTCGCGTCCCGCTTCACCGTCTGGATGTACTCGATCATGCCGCCGCAAGTGCCCTGCGGCTCGGTGTTGGTTGCCGAGGAGGCGGTGAAGGAGCGCGCTCCCCAGAAGAGGATCGCCTCCCACTTGCGCTTGTGCTCGCGGGCCTTGCGCTTTGCCTCCTTGGCCGGCTCCCGGCCCCCGACCTTCTCGATCGCCGTGTCGGTCGCCGTGAACGTCCACGGCGTGCGCGTGATCTGGGTGAAGTTGTAACCGAGCACCCGCTGCAAGTAGCGCGCGTTCGGCAGGTCGGAGCCCTGCGGCTCGGCGTCGGCGACGACGAGGTACTGGTCGCCGGCGTTCGTGGCCGCGGCTGCGATCGAACCGATCCCGCGTGCGACGACGAGTGCGTCGGTCGTGACCGAGACGATCCGCATCGCCTCGCCCGAGCGCATGTTGCGGATCAGGTCGTTGCCGGCGACGATCTTGCCTTGCCCTGAGTTGAGGTTCAGGGCGGTCGAGCCGGAGGTCTGAGCGTCTCCCGTGACCAGGCGCGGGAAGTCCTCCTCCTCCAGCCAGTTGACCTTCTCGCGCGTCGCCTGCTGCGAGGGGGTCTTGTCGGTCATGGTCGAGAACTGAGTTGCATCCGGCTTCAGCGCCCGGATGCGGTCATCCATGTCGATGACCTTCTCGCCCTCGGCCGTCGTTGCGGCGGACGGCCCGAGCTGCTCCTCGGTGCCGACCATCCCTTGAACAACGGTGCCAGCCATGCGGCTGCCCTCCCTGCATACGAAGTGACGTGAGTTGTCGCTTCGGCTGCGGGGTGTCTCTCTAAGGAGGCCCGATGCCTACGGCCTGGCGAACTCGGTGTCCAAGTCCTCCATCGTGAGGCCCGGCATGATCGGACGCGGCCGGGGTGTCTCCGTGGTCTTGGGCGAGCTCGATCCTGACGTTACCACTGCCTGCTTACGCGCGCCATCTGCCGAGGCGCGGTTCTTGCGCTTGATCTGATCCTTCGCCTCCGAGACGCTCGCGCTCGAAGCGCGCGCGATCTCGTAGATGCCGATCACGCCGCGCATCGCCGTGTCAGCGTCCGATGAGCGCGCCTCCTGCACGAGCGGGTGATCGGGGCCGAGGTTGCGGGTAACGGTCGCCATCGATGGCCACCAGGAGTGAAGTTCGGGCATCGCGTCGCCGAGCGCGTTCAGCACGTCATCGGTCGTCACCTGCTGCGGCGCCTGGGCGCGCTCATAGGCCTGGTGCTCGGCTAGGTCGATGTACTGGCCGGCGCGATTTGCCTCGTAGGGGTTCTCGTGCGCCCACTCGCGGCAGACGGAGCGGGCCAGCTCGAACTCGTTCTGGGCGAGCGCCTGACGGATGTAGGCGCCGGGGTTGACCGAGGCGGCGGCCTCATCGACCCACATCCGTTGCTCCTCGTTCAACGGCACGCCGCCGCCGGCGAAGGCCTGCGCCTCGGCGAGCAGACTCTGGAGCTGCGCGTTCTGCTCGCGGAGCTGGTTCAGCTCGCCGCCCTGGCGCCCGTAGGCGCGCTGCAACTCGGCCGCGCCCTTGAGCGCCTTCTCCTGGTCGCCCTGGTACTTGGCGAGGAAGGCTTGAATCTCCGGCTCCTCGCCCGGCTCGGCCTCCTCCTCCCCTTCCTCGCCCTCCTCTTCCTCCTCCTGCTCCGGCTCGTCGCCCGGCTCGGGCACCACCGTCTCGGCGGAGACGACCTCCTCCGGCTCCTCAGTCGTCTCCTCCTCTTCCTCGGTCTCCGGCTCCTCTTGTTCCGGCTCCACGACCGGCGGCGCCGCGGGCGGCGGCGGCGTGATCTCTCCCTCTTCCTCCTCGTCCCAGGCCTCCATGATCGCGCGGTTCATCTCGGCTGCATCAGCCACTCGCTACCTCTCCTTCGTCGTCTGCGAACAGGTCCTCCAGCCGCTTCTCGGCGTTCTCGGGCACGCTCAGCACGTAGTTCATCCCGAGCAGGTAGCCGCGCTCGTAGGCCTGCTCCTCGGTGCTGATGCCGACGCCAATCGCCTTGACCGCGATCCGGTTCTTGATCCGTTCGGCCTTCTCGCGCAGCACGATGTCGAGCACCGGCCAGCTCGGGTGCTGAGCGAGCGCCGTCAGCTCGGCGCGGCGCAGCATCAGTGCTCGTTTCTCGTCGGCCGTGTAGACGCGCTTCGGCCGCGGCCTAGGCACCCGGCGTGCCTCCGCCGCCCTGGTTGGCGATGCCACCAGTCTGGGCCATCATCCGCTGCATCGCCGCCTCCGGCGACATGCTCGCCACGTTCGAGGGCGAGCTCGGGCCGGCCGCGAGCGCCGGGTTGGTAACGCCGTTCGTCGGAGGAGCCGGTGCCGGGGGAGCACCCGGTTGCTGCTGCCCCGGCGGCTGGCCCCCTCCGATTGCCGCCCTCCCCACTTGGGACGGCAGGAAGTAGCGCTCCTTGTCGAGCACGTCGTAGGCCTCAAGCGTCTTCTCCATGAACGCCTTCAGGTTCAGGGCGGCGCCCGACTGGGCGAAGATCGGCTGCACCTGGGCCGCGATCTGCAAGAGCGACTGCGACTCGGCTCGCCGCTCCTGCCGGTTCAACGAATCGCTCGTGACGTCGATCATCACGTCGTAGTCGCCCTGCACGTCGTCGGGCGTGATCGTCTTGTAGGCCTTGGCGCCGGCGGCGCCGACGATCTTGATCACGCGCTCCTCCCTGAGGAACTGCTGGTAGAGGAGCAGGAACTGCTTGCCGAGCTGCGCGTAGGCCCAGAGGTAGTGCTGCTTGCGCGCCTGGATCAGCCGCTGTGCGATCGTGGTCACGATCGAGACGCCGGTCGCCGTCTGCTGGTCGAGCGTCTGCGACTCGACGCCGGAGGCCATCGGCAAGCCGCCCATGATGTTCTGGAGGTCGCCCTTGAGCAGGCCCTCGGCTTGCAGCGTGATGCTCGCCACCGTCGGGTCGATCTTCAAGGTGTCGACCTGGCCGGGGTCCTCCACGAACCACTGCGCGTTCGGCGCCCACTCGAAGCTCTCAGGGTCGTCCACGTCGGTGCGGATCAGCGTGATCAGGTTGGCGAGCATCCGCACCACGTCGAGCCGCTGGTTCTGGAGCGTCCAGAGCATCTCCTGGAGCTGCGCCAGCGCCTCGACGACCGAGATGCCGGGGATCGAGAAGGCGTCCGGCATCGAGGAGCAGACGATGAACGGGACACGACCGTTCCAGAGCGGGTTGCCACGGTCCTTGAGCGTCGCCGTGCGCCCGCCGACCGTGATCACCCGCTCAGGCGTCCAGTACTCCAACACCTCGATCAGGTTGCGGGTGCGGTCGATCCCGCGCAGGCGCTGCTCGCGCTTGGTCAGGTCGGCGTTCGGCGCCGCGCTCGATGCCGAGTTCTTCAGCTTCTTGACCTCGGCCTTGTCGTAGACGCCGTCGTCGGCCTTGCGCTTCAGCGAGTCGTAGCTCTCCCAGGTGCGGTGGACGAGGAACTCGGCCTTGTCGATCGAGGAGGCCTCGCCCGGCCAGAAGAAGTCGCGCACGTCGACGACCTCGCAGCAGGCGTCGTCCCAGATCAGTTGCTCCTCCTCGGAGGTCTGCTCCGAGTAGACGGTGACCGAGTCGTAGACCTGGCCGAACGCGTCCTGAATCTGGAGCGGCTCGGAGCCGAGCCTCGTCACCTTCCGCTTCTCTGAGCGCCAGTAGCTCTTCAAGACCGACAGGCCCGCGATCAGGTCCTGCTGCATGAAGTCGCGCTGCTTCTCGGGGAAGCGGTCGCGCTCCAGCGCGTAGCGGAGCGTGTCGGCGAGCGAGTCGACTGCGTGGACGCGCCCGAGCACGTCTTCGAGCGTCTCCTCGGGGCGCGGCCGTGGCTGCACGTTGAAGCGCGGTGATGGCTCCAGCATCGTTGCCAGCATCCCCTCGCACGTCTGGAGCACGTACGGCGTCGTCACCTCGGAGCGCCAGTCCTCGCTCGGGTCGTCCGACTCCGTCGAGGAGTCGATCAGGCCGCGGTAGGCCTGGTAGCGCTTCTCCACCTTGCGCACGAACTCGTCGTGGTAGTCGGTCTCGCAGCGCTGGACGGCGGTCGTGACGAGGTTGAGCGCGTCATCGACCTTCTCCGAGGTGTACGGGACGGTCTCGCTCATCGAAGCCCTGGCAGCCCCGGTGCGCCCGCGAGCGCGCGCGTGAACGACTTCAGATCCCCGGCCTGGGCGGACTTCTGGTTACCACTCTTCAGCTTCAGGATCACTTGCAAGGCCTGCGCCGCCATCGCCCGGTCGGGCTCGTCGTGATCGAGCTGGATGAATGCATGGAGGGCTTGCTCGGCGGCGTCGAGCGCCTCCATCGAGTTGGCGTACTGATCGGTCTGGTCGCCGGCGCCGCCGCCGTCCGGCGGCCCAGCGTCGGGCGGTGCGCCTTGCAGCGCGTCAGCGAACATCTGCGACACGTCCCCTCCTTCTCTTCGGTGCTTCCTCGATGTAGAAGCCGGTCTCGTGCAGCCGGCGCACGTTGTCGTTCAGGAGCGCGTCCATCCGCGAAGCGAGCACGCAGACGTGCGACTCGGCGTAGCGAAGCACCCGTCTCGCTTCACGCCCGATCCGCTCGATCCGTTGCTGCTCCTGCCAAGCCCGCAGGGCAGCCAGTTCACGCTTCCAATGGAGCTGCTCCACCTCGCGGCGACTGTGCTCGCGCATCGCCCACATCTGGGCGTCTTCGGCAGTGTGAAGAGCGGCAGCGAGCTTCGCATCCGTCCAACGTTCCATCGCCTGGTCGATGACGGCCTGCACGCGCTCGCGCTCGGCTTGCTCGGCGCTCACGCGACCCTGCGCTTCTCCCACGAGTACCTGTGCTTGATCTGCTTGCGCTTCGCTGGCCGGTGCCGCTTCTCGTGCGTGCCGTACTGACGGTAGAGCTCCAGCGCGATCCCGAACGCCAGCACGCGGTCGTCGTTCGAGCCCTCCTGCGCGCGTGGACTCGGAAGCGTCTTCTGACGCACGAACGTCCTGCACTCCATCACCAGGGTGCGGGTCAGCTTCGGGATCGATCGTTCCCTGATCGCCTGCTCGATCTGGTTGATCACCTGCGGGCGCGTCTTCAGGTTCATCGGGAAGCCGAAGTTCGAGAGCTCGTGCGCGTCGGCGCGGTCGGCGATCCGGTGCCGGTAGAGCTTCGGGTAGGGCGGCCGGCCCTTGCGGCCGTCCCGCAGCGAGATGATCACCGGCTCGCCGTAGCCGCCGCCCATCTCGACGGCGATCCGGGCCGAGCCGTACCAGCGGCCGAGGTAGTGGAGCTGAGCCGCGTACTCATCGGCGTCGAGCTTGCCGTGCAGCTCGGCCGCGAGCGACATCTCCGTCAGGTCGATCACGTAGGCGCACGAGTAGTCGTAGCCGCGCCCGGTCGCCACGTCGGCACCGATCGCGTAGTCGTGTGATGCGTCCGGCTTCGCGTAGAGCCTGATCCAGCCCTTCGCATCCTTGTGGATCTTCGCCTTCGCGCCCGAAGAGTCGATCACGAAGCGGAAGCGGTCGTCCTCTGGCAGGACGGCGTTATCGGAGTACCAGGCCAGTGCTTCGAGATCGAACCAGCAGTCGCCGGTGAGGATGAACGCTTCCTCGGGCGAGCGCGGAAACTGCTCGGCCCGATCAGCGGGCGGTAGCGCGCGGGCGTTCGTCGAGTACCAGTTCTCGTCCCGGTCCGGGTGCAGGTCCCAGGGGAGGAACTGAGTCTCGATCCCGTAGTCGTCGGCGTTGACGTAGAGGTGGTGAAAGAAGTTGCCCTCGCCGGTCTGATCATTCGAGACGCCGTTCGCCGTCGAGATGACGAGGATCTGGCCGCCGTTGTCGGCGGTCGGGAAGGTCGCCTTCCAGGACTCGCGTGCGTACTCGTGACGCGCGTACTCGTCGAGCAGGACGATCGTCGCTGTCTCGCCGTGGCCGGCGCGGCGCGTTGACGGGAGACCGACGACGCTGGAGATGCGCCCGTCGGGGAAGGTGAACTCGATCAGCGTCGTCGGCCGCGCGCCGCGCGTCGGCTTCGTCACCTCCGCCTCGAAGCGCAGATGCTCGGGCAGCGAGACGAACATGTCGAAGATCCGGCAGACGACCTTGATCGCCTCGTCCTCGTTGATCGAGACAACGAGGGCGCGCGTGCCCGGCATCGTCAAGAGCTTCCAGAGCGCGTAGCCGGCGCCGAGCCAGGTGATCCCGATCTGCCGCGCCTTCAAGACGAGCGAGAGCGGGTGCGCCATCCAGTCGTCGAGCACGCCGCGCTGCCAGTACCAGCCTGCCTCGGTGTCGTTCAGCGTGAACGTGAATCGCTCGCCCGTCTTCGGATCGACGGCGACGACGTGATCGAGCAATCCACTCGGATGTTCCTTCGCCGCAGTGCGCTGATCGTTGCGACGGTTGTACTCGGCCCAGAAGGCTTCGAGCACGACCGGGTCGGCGTTCTCCACTGTTGTCACGCTGGACGCGACCAAACCGATTTTACATTGGCTCTACTGCTGCGATTGCGCCGCAGCGCGTTCCGCAAATGGGCAACTTTTCGCCGGAACCGAAAACGGCGTGTGAGAAAATGTGTGTGCATGAACGTCATCCATCACCCCGAAGGAGCACTGTGATCACCATCACGAACAAGAGCGAGTACCCGACGCGCGAGGTGAAGAAGCTGGTGCGCAAGGCGCTCGGCTATGCCGACATCACCGACGGCCTCTCGGTCGTCGTCACGCACTTCCAGAAGAAGACCGGGTTCGGTAACGAGCGCACCTGGATGGGCGGCTGGTACAACCCGCGCCGGCGCGAGATCGTCGCCAAGATCGTCAAGCCCGGCTGGAAGCCGAACGCCTATCACCCCTATCAGCGCAAGCCGCAGGTGGCGCCGACGTTCGAGTTGCGTGACTGGCGCGAGCAGCTCGTCGCGCTCGTCGCGCACGAAGCGAACCACCACCGCCAGCGTAGCCGACCGAGGGGCAACCGCTACGTCGAGGTCGAGTGCGATCTCGCCGCCTTCCGCGCCGTTCAGTACCTGCGCGAAGACGAGCGCTGATAGGCTCACGGCCTCTGTTTCAGGAGCAGAGCGAGAGGCCTCTTCGGGGGCCTCTCGTCATTTCACGCACCGAGTTGGGGGGTGACCCAACTCGCACACCCCAGTATTCGCGGCAGGTCTGCTCTCGACACATCCCCCCTTCGCGTGTCGACTGCCGCCCCTCTCTGGGCGGGTGAGCCTCTAGCTCACGGCTTGCACGACCACGGGCTCCAGTCCCGGCCCGAGGCGACGAAGTAGCGCCAGGCAGCGCGAGCCTGCGACCAGGCGTCGGGGCCGTGGCCGTAGGTCGCGCGCTCGTGCGAGCCCATCTGGAACAAGCCCAGGTACTGGCCGTTCTGCGCCCAGGTCGAGTAGGTACCGCCAGTCTCGCAGTAGCTGACTCGAAGGGCCTGTTGACAGTACGGCCCGAAGACTGCGCAGATCGCTCGCTCCGCACCACTCCTCGAAGCGTTGGCCGCTTGGACGACGAACGTGGCAAGGACTGCTGCGGATGCGAGCACGAACCTCACGGGCATCTTCTCCTTGGTCGCTGACGTGAGCCCGCCGTAAGACGGGATGCACGTTGCTGCGACTACGGAGTGACCCGTCTCGCTTGGCGTGGTTAGTGGCGCGTGTGGCCGCGAGCGGCAAGCTCTCGGCGCTGGTGCTCGCCGTTCGTGAGCACTTCGAGGTTCTCGATCCTGTTGTCGAGCGAGTCGCCGTTCACATGGTGAACGTGCTCGTCTGACCGCAGCTTGCGACCAAGATGCTCCTCCATGACGTGCCGATGCACGCGCACCTGCTTCCCATCGGCCATCATCGTCTTGTAGCGGTGGCGCGGCTTGCCAGTCGGCTGAAAGCTCGACTCCTCGAACTGCACCAGGTGAACTCTCGCAAGGCAAGAGCGCGAGCAGTACGTCGCCGTCTCCGCTCGATACTGCGAGACGTAGAACGACTCGCCGCAGACGGGACACGTCTTCGTGACGCCCCGTCGAACCGAACCGCTCATCTCTTCTTCGTCCGGCGCTTCGACTGCCCTGACTGATTTAGGGCTATCGCTATGGCCTGGGAGCGACTCGTCACCTTCGGCCCCTTCTTCGAGCCCGAGTGGAGCGTGCCGGCCTTCCACTCGTCCATCACGAGCTTCACCTTCGCCTGCTTGCCGGCCTTCGTCGTCGGCTTCTTGCGCGCCATCACGTAGTCCTTTCCAACCGACGGCGCTGGCGGAAGTTGTGCGCGTAGATGTGTTGACACGCCCGACACCGCCGATACGTCCGTCCGTTCGGGTGACGATGAAGGATGAGGTTGTCGCCGTCGAGACGATGCCCGTGCGTGCAGTAGAGCGCATCAGGACGAGCATCGAAGCCCCGCAGTAGGTTCTCGCTCCGCGTCACAACTTCCAGATGCCAGGGATTGCAGCAAGCCCGGTTCCGACAGAGATGGTCGATATCCATCCCGTCGGGGATCGGGCCGAACGCCCACTCGTAGATCACCCGGTGAGCACGCAGCGTGCTCGACTCATCGCCGCGCCGCACCACCACCGCTCCATAGCCATGTCTATCGAGCGCCCGCTGCGGCGAAGTCCAGCACTCATCTTCTCCGAGAATTTTGCGAAGAACGAGAAGCGGCGGCGGCAGCGGAGGTTTCACTTCTTCTTGCCGCGTACCCTACGCAATCTGGGATTCGCCTTCTTCGCCGCCGGAGACGCCTTGCGCGTCGAGGCCGCGAGGATTGCGCCAGCGCGTTTGCTACTGATCCCCTGCCGTTGCGCGATCTGCGACTGGGCTGCCTTGAAGCCCATCCCCTTGCGTGACTTCGCCATCTGCTCCTCCTAGACCTTGGTGAACCGAGCGAAGGCGGGACTGTTCGCGCCCGCTCCACCCGCGCCTGCCTGGATCGTCCCGTTGCCGCCCGACTGCCAGGCCGTCACGGTGTAGGTATGGCTACCAGCAGAGGGCGTGAATCTGTATCGCCCGTAGAAGGGCACCTGTATCCCCGACGCGATGTTGGGTGACTGAACAAGCCCGAACCTTCCGATCTGAGTCGCGCCTTCAAAGAGGCCAACGACGATGAGGGCGTTCGCAGCGGCGGCGGGGAGCACGTTCTGGGCGAAGAACTCCGCGATCACCGCGGCACCGTCGAACACGTGCGCGGCGCAGGCGATCACGGTCGTGCCGCTCGCTTCCGTCGTCGAGGCGACGGTAACGGCGGCCGTGATCTGGTCATAGCCAATCTCCGCGCCAGGCAGCAGAGTCGTCGGAAGCTGCGCCACCGGCACCTTGCCGCCGGAGTCGAGCGAAGCAACACCGCTCGCCGTCCCCGCCGGAAGCTGCGAGACAGGCACCTTGACGCCCGAGTCCAGGCTCGCGTAGCCGTTCGCAAGGCCCTTCTCCACCTTCTGCTGCAAGGCGTTCATGTGCGCCGCATCGAGCGGGGTTGTGCCGTCGACGTAGGTCGAGCTCATGTGACTAGGTTGTCGCCGAAGAGGATGAAGACCCACAAAGCGACGGCGATCAGGAGCAGCATGATGTCGCCGAAGGTGAGTGTGATGCGCATTGAACCTCCCGTAGGGACGGCGAGGGCGACCCGAGAGTCGCCCGTCACCGCGTCATCCTTACCTCGAAGGAGCTAGCTAGGCCCCTTCGTGGAGGAAGCTGCCAGTGTAGCCGCAAAGCCTCTAGACTCCACTGTTCGCAGGCCTGAACAGTCATCCAGAGGAGGAAGCCATGACCCGGCGTGAGGCGCGAGCCGTCAACATCGTCCTCGACTTCGTCTTCACGACGCCGAAGCAGTGGGACCCGGCGGCGCTCGCCACCGCCTTCAGCTTGCTCGCCGCCGCCGCCCATGCGAAGCTCGGAGGCGGCTGGTCACCGGAGAAGATCGAGGAGGCGACGGCGCCCTGAACGGCTACGCGCACGCTTGCAAGGCCGACGAGCTGCTGGCCGCGATCGAGAAGCGGAGCCGGCAGCTCGAAGAGCTCTCCGACGACGAGCGGCTTCAGATGGTCGCGCTCGGCGGCTTCTCGCGCGAGAATGAGAAGATGGAGTGGACGGTCAAGCTGGCGATTGCACACGCGCTGACCGCGCTCGCTTTCTACGCCGGCATGGGCGGCGACGACTAGATGAGCCTCGTGGTCGCCGTCGTCGTCGGCCTCGTCATCGGCGCCGCGCTCGTCCGGCTCGGCTATATCCGCGGTCGCCACGACGAACGCCGTCGCTGGAAGCAGCGGGGCCACTCGATCTGGGACCGGGAGCAGCGATGAGCGGAAGTACCGATAAGGCCGGTTACGTTGCGTCTTCGGGGGGCGGCGATGAAGCGGAAAGGGCTACGCGCGAAGCCGACCGTGGAGTCGCCCCCACCGTGGGCGCAACGATCCATAAGGCCGGTTATCGGTCGCCGGAGTCAAACCCCAGTAAACGACCTCCCGCGCTCTCGGAGCGCGAGGGGAACACTGCTCCTCCTTTGGTTGGGGAGTCGTGCTTCCAGGGTGGCCCGGTTCCCGCTGGGCCACCCAACCTTCCGGAGTCGAACCCCAGGAAGACTCCGCTACTTCCAGCCCCTGATCTCGTCCGCGCGCCCTGCGATCCAGCAGAGCGCGTAGACGAAGACGCCGATGACGACATAGGCGACGAGGACGGCGAGTAGCAGAACGAGCACCTAGGGCGCGAGGAACTCGAAGTAGAGCGTGCCCGAGGTCTCGCCGTCGGGGTTTCGGACCTGGACGGCGCACTTCTCACCTGGAGCGCCTGTGTAGTCGAGCCGGGCCGAGACGGTCGTCTCGTCAGTGAAGGTCGTCGTCTGGCGGACATCGTCGAAGAGAATCTCGGCCCCCTGCTCGAAGCCGGTGCCGGTGCAGGTGAGGATTTGCAGCATCCCGAGCGCTGCGTCCTGGGAGGCCGGGTTGATCGAGACGAGGCTGGGACCAGCAGCCGCGGTCGGCTGCTCCTGCGTCGTCCTGCCGATCTGGGCGGTGACCGTCCCGGTCGCCTGCTCCCTGACGTAGAGCGTGCCCTTGATCAGACCGACCGCCCCGGCGACGAGCACGCAGGCGTCACTCTCTGAGGCCGCGCCGCCGATCACCGTCCCGTCCTCGGTCTCGATCTGGAACGGGTGCTGCGTCGATTCGTGCTTGTCGGGCTCGATCGGCTCGCTCATCTCGCCTCCTAGTTAGGCGCGCGCGCGCGCGAATATCAGACTTCTCTGTGCTTGTCAAGAAACCCGGCCCCAGGCCCCGGCTGTGCGGTTCAGCCGGAAGCGCCTGCTGCGGCCAACAGGCCCCCAGGTCAGGTAGCAGGGCTGGGGCCGGGAGTCAGAGGCTTGCGACCTCGCCTGAGAGATAGCCCCGATAGCGCCAGCGCGCATAGCCCTCGGCGCGCTTGAGCCGGTCCGATCTCAGGTTCGTGAACTCGTTGTCGCCTCTCTTGGTCGGCTTGTCGATCTCGCCGATCGAGTCGGCGTAGAGCGCGGCCTCGGCGACGGTGCGGCGAACGTATTCGGCTTCCGAGATCGCCGCCGACAGGCGCTGGACAGGCTCCGCGAGCACCTGTGCGAGTTCTTGCTCGGAGGCTTGTTCGAGTTCGAGTTCTTGTCCGCCTTCGGGCTCCGCCTGTGCGAGTTCTCGGCGCTTGTAGGCCATCCGGCAGGCGTTCGAATGGAACCTCGCCTGGGCCGCGCCCTCGAACTCGACGCCGCAGTTGAGGCACGTCTTCAGCATCGCTCCTCCTGACCTTTCGGATTTCGCGTTCGCGGTCGGCGGGCTCCCCGCGCGCAGGCTCCGTCGTGCGCGGCGCGCGCGAGGGGGTGGGCGGAGGGTGGGGGTGGGTTCGCGCGAGCCGTGCGCGCGTGTGCGCGCGCTCGCCCCCTCCTCGCCCCTTCTCGAAAATCCCTGCAAATAGCCCTGTTTTGTGCGCGCTCTCAGCTACGTAGGCTTAGGCTCGTCATCGAGTCGGGCTGCTAGCGCTTGCATGCTTGACCACCCCATCGAGCCCACTTCGGACGCGTCCGTAGGGAGCTCGACGGAGACTGTCGCAGTGGCTAGCGGGAACGTCTCGCCGAGCATTCTGACGACCGCCTGTTGCCGCTCGATCGTGCCTAGATCGGGGTCGTCGAGCGGCGCATCGACGAGTGCTGTAGCGACATCTGAAGCCCTGAAAACCGCCCGAACGCGCGCCTGCTGCCTTGGATCACCGCTCCGTCTCGCGCCGATCCCCAGCAAGCGCCTGCTCTCCTTTAGCTGGATCTTGACCGCGTTCCCCTTGCGAGAGGCCGCGACGGGATCGAGGAATCCCCCACCTCCGGCGTGGGGCAAGCAGACTCCCCAGCGTCGCGTGCGCTTCGCCCGGCATCGCGCGCCGTCGATCGTCACCCGGCAACAGCCGTCGTCGGCCCCCTGGTCGATCGTCGCGCCCTCCGGCACGCGGTGAACCTCGGGTAGTTCCCAGCCGTCTACGAGCACGGTTGGATGACGTTCGAGCCAAGCGAGACTCCCCGGATTCGGCTCTACTGCTGGGTTTTCGGGGCTTTCGAGCTCTTCGGACAGAAGATCACCCTTTCGGGGGATACCGCCTAATGATTGGGTCTCTACTGTGGATGTCGTCAGCCGGTTGATCCGGCCGAGAGGGAAAGCGGAAGGTCTCGCTGAGCCCCCTCCGGGAGCCACATATCGCCCCCGTGAGACGATCCCACCAGGGAACAGACGACGCTCGTGGAGCGGAACCGATCCCCTGGGAACCGCGGTAGCGGGGATAACGGGACCTGGCGGGACAGCGCTCACACGCTAACACCGACCCTAGAAATCCTTCTCCTATGGATTCCCGCGGGATCAAGCGATGCGCGTTGACTCTGACGAATCGTGACGACGGTAACGGCTTCGGCCGTTGGCTCGGCGCGCAGTCAATCGCCCCGCGGGGAACGAGCCGAAAGACCGGAGCGAAGCGCGCGAAGCCGTTCGCGTGCGAGCTACTCGCTCCGGGTCAGTCATCTACCTAGGAGGAATCACCATGTTTGTGGTCATCGAGAATACGCCCGGCTACCTGCCCGAAGACGACGAGCCCGCAAGCTTCGACACGATCGAGGACGCGCGCGTCTACGCGAGCGATTTGCTCTCGCGCTTGCTCGATTCGATCTACGACGGACAGATGTTCGGCGACGACGAGCCGGCCGGTTTCACCGTGCACGGTTCCTTTCAAGAGGACCTGTCGGTCCTCGTCTACGACAACGCCCGCCAGCATGATCTCGGGCGCGTCATCGAAATCGTGGAGACCGCGTAAGCGGTCTCTCAGTCATCTACCTAGGAGGATTCACGATGTACGCCAACCTGACTTCGGCGCTTTCCCCGCTCGTCTCCCACCTCGATAACGACGGCCGGATCGCCCTGCTCGCGGCCGTCCGCGACGCTGCCAGTGAGCATTTCGACTGGATTGAGCGCTATCCCTACGGCAACGAGGGCCGGCAGTACCACCGCGACCACTGGCGCGAGCTTGACGACACCGCTCGTTGGCTTGAACCGCTCGTGAGCTTCGAGACCGTGTAAACGGTCTCTCAGTCATCCCCACACTAGGAGGAATCCATGATCTACGAAACGACACTCGATCGCGTTCCTTGTGGCGTCATCTTCTGGCGCGCTTTCGACGGTGTCCGCGAGTATGACGGGCGCCGCGTGCAGGAATACGCGCCCCGCTCCAGCTACTGGAAGCTCGACGATTCGGACACTGCCGATGTGCGCGAGCTTCAGGAGTTCGCCCGTGACTGGCGCTTCGCCGATTGCGGCCTGAAGCCGGATTCGCCCGTCCGCACGCTTTTCCAGCCGATCGCCGATCGCTTCCGCGAGTCGGCATCGCGCGCCTTGCAAGCGCACCAACCGCGCGCCTAACGGCGCGCTCAGTCATCCGCGAGGAGGATGCGCGCCCAGCCAAGCTCCGACGCTGACGGCGGACCGTGAGGTAACGCTCCGTTGCGCTATGCCGAAATCGCCTACCGTCACTCGCCCGCGGCACCCGCGCGCATCCCGAGCGCGGATGCCTCAGTCATCCCTGACCCTAGGAGGAATCCGAAATGAACGACTCGCAAGCTATCTCGCTGATCCGCGCGATCCGCGAGCACGCTGGACTTGAACTGTCGACGATCCGCGATGCGGGCAACTACGGCGCCGATGCAGGCTTTGGCGGCTTCACCTACTACGGCGACACGTCCGATTTCGTCGCCGCGAATCGCTCGCTCGTCTGGGAAATCCTCTCGGGCGACGCCGACGATTTCGGCTTCGACTCGGTCCCGGCGTTCGTCGCCTCGTTCAACCGTGCCGACATCGCCGACGACGAGACCGGCTTCGACTGCCTGATCGCCTGGTATGCGCTGGAGACGGCCGGACGTTGGCTGAACGATCGCAAGGAGGCGCGCGTCTGACGCGCGCTCAGTCATCCGAACTTAACTAGGAGGAATCACCCATGAGCGCAACACTGGATAGCGTCACGATCGAAGTCGTCGGCGACCAGGACCCCGAGACTTCGTACCTCGATCAGGCTGAGTTCGCCGATCGCCGCGCCGAGTACCGCCGCGGCGACTTCGACTTCGTCGGCGTTCGTCTCATCGCCGAAATCGTCATCCCCGGCGGGTACGTGGACGGACGCTCCTCGTTCTCGATCACGCAAACGATCACGACGCCCGGCCTCTGGTCAATCGAGTCGGACTCGGGCGAGGACTACTTCCGCTCCGTCGCCGACGACGAAGCCGAAACGCTCCGCGAGATGCTCGCCGAGCTGAACGTCTCCGGCACGTTCGATCCCGACACGATCCCACTCGCCTACCGCTAGACCCGCGCGCCGAACGAGGCGCGCTCAGTCATCTAACCAAGGAGGAAACATCATGCAGGACTTCTTCGCATCTGAGGGCTTCGCCTGCTGCCTCGCAGCCGGCCTCTTCGTTATCGCCTGGGCCGTCGTCGGCGTCGTCTACTGGTTCGACCTGTAAGGAGGAGCGCGTCTTGGCGCGCTCTCTCAGTCATCCAACCCCAAGGAGGAACGCTATGCCCCGTAAGGGCTACGTCTACAAGGTCGTCGGCCGCGTCCGCGGCTCGATCACCTACGGCTTCAACGTCGCCGCCGTCGATCGCAACGAGGCGATCACGATCGCCGAGGCCTACATCGGCGACCACGCGATCATCTGGGACGCGAGCAAGAAGCAGGCGGGCGGGAAGCCCGTCGAGGTGCTGCTCACAGAAAGGGAGCGCGCATGAGCGCGCTCTCAGTCATCCCAACAAGGAGGAACCCGTGACCACGACCTACTACGCCGAAGGCGGCAAGGTCTTCGCGCGCACGCCCGAGGGCACGCGCGTCGTCACGACCGCGCTCAGTACCGAAGGGCGCGATTACGCGCGCTTCCAACGGGCGCTGACGATCGCGCGCGCGCAACGCGAAGCGGCGCACCGCGAGCTTGAGGATGCGTTCGATGAGACCCTACGCCACAACACGGGCAAGGGACTGGACGACTTCCAAGAGCTTGCCGAGCAACGAGCGACCGAGCTCGTCTCGATCGGCGAGATCGCCGAGCTGACCGGCTTGGCGATCGGAACCGTCTACGCCTACCGCAAGCGCGGCAAACTGCCGGCGCCGGACTTCGAGCTCGGCGTCGGACCTGTCTGGAAGCGCGAGACGATCGAGCAGTGGAACGCCGAGCGGAACCGGAGACCCGGACCGCCCGAGGAACTACTCTCGCAGTGGCGAGAGAGCAAGACCGGCGCCGCCTAACCGCGGCGCTCAGTCATCCAACCAGGAGGAACCATGAGCACCACCGCAAGCACCATCACGATCATCGTCACCGTCTGCGGAGTTACGGTCGCAAGCGCTTACGCGATGGCCTCGCAGCTCGGCAAGCGCATCGATGACGTGTTGATCGAGCTACGCGCTTTGCGCTCTGACTTGACAACACTAGAGCGCTCGATCGTGCGCGAACACGGCGAGCGAATCACGCGCCTAGAGGAGCGGCTATGACCAAATGGGACCAGCGAGTCAATGAGGCGAAGCTCGAAGGATTGGAACGCCGACTCGATCTAGCGATGTTCGAATACAGCCAGCGACTCGCGCGGCTCGAAGCACGCCTGAGCGACGTATCCCGCGTTCTGCTCGAACACGGCGAGCGGATCACACGGCTGGAGGAGCGGGCATGACGCTACTCAACTTCATCGAGACCGCCATCCTCGTCGTCGGCGTCGGCTTCGTGCTCTACATCCTGATTGCGAATCCGGGTCCGCCGCGCGAGCCCTGGAACCCGAGCAACCGCGAGATCAAGCGCCAGTTGCGTCGCCGCGAGCGAGACGGCCGCTAAGACGCGGGGGGAGGATTTCTAGGGGAGGCTCCGCCCAACTTTTGAGCCTCAGATCCAGTTACGGATTCCGGCCTACCGCGATCCTACCGCGTTTCAGCTCCCGCAACTTGCGCTGGACAGCGTGTTTGCTCGTCCCGAGCCGGCGCGCGATCTCGGCCGGCCCGATCCCGAGCGCGGCGAGCTCTCCGATCGTCTCGATTCGTTTCTCGGCCGCCGTGCGCTCGACGAGCCAGGCCGGCACCCGCACGGTCCGCATCCGGAGCGCGATCCAGACGACGCCGAGCTCGACGTCGAGCCGGCCGTGCCGATCGAGCCGGCGCGGCTCGTGCTCGACGAGCACGGCCCGCACGAGCCGGGCGCGACGGGGATGCTCGTGGCCGAGCCGATCGAGCTGACGTCGGAGCTCGGCGTAGGAGCCGTGACGGTCGTAGCGACGACGGAGACGCTCCCAGGCGAAGGAGTCGGGCTCGCCGTCGGCCGGCGCCGGCACGATCGCCTGCGGCAAGGTGGCCGCCTCGTCGAGCGGCAGCCCGAGGTAGGCATCCCAGGCCGGCTCCTGCTCCCTCCGTTTCCAGCCTTGACCGTCGCAGATCAGGCAGAGCTGATAGCCGCCTCGGACCCGTAGCTCGCCCGTAGAGCGGCAGCTCTCGCAGGGGACGTATCGGGACGGGGACGGGCCGGCGTCCGGCGAGAGAGCTCCTCGCGGCGTCGGGTACGGATGATCGAGCGAGTCGAGCAGGATGCGGACACGCTCGACTCGTTGAGCGAGGTCGGACACGGCCTCCGGCCCCGCGAGCTACCGGCGAGGTCGAGTCTAGCCGTCGCGCCGGCGCCTCGCGTTCCTCGTCCAGCCGTGCACGGTCGAGAAGCCGACGCCGAGCGCCTCGGCGACGACGCGCACCGAGGAGCCGGTCTCGCAGCAGCTCAGGGCGAGATCTTCGAGCTCTTCGGCGAGCCGGCGCGCGTCGGCGTGCGCCTGCTCCCGCGCTTCGTGGAGCGACCGTAACCGACGAAGCTCGCGGTCAGTCAGAGGCCGGCCCGGTCTGACCACGGCACACGCTAACCCGCACGTTGCTAAAACCTACCCTCCGAACCATCGCACAGTTCCCCTTGCGCCAAACGTGACGAAGCGGTTAAATGCGCGAGGGCCTCACGGGGAACCGGGGGGACGGCAAGCGAGACTTCTGCGACAGGCACAACCCAAGCCTGGCTCCTGACTTTCGCTCCACCGGAGGCCAAGACATAGGAGGGTGCTGCGGGCGGTCCCGGTGGCCCCAGCGACCTTCACGAGGCGGGGACTCCGGTTCCACCGCCCGCAGTAGCCCTCTGACCTAACCGTTGACGAAAAGCCGGAGGGAAGCGTGGCGGTTGTGCCCGCAGGCACCCTGAGTGGGAAGTTTGCCGAATCCGTTGCCGTCACGCAACGTGACAAGCAAGAGATTCGCGTAGTTGCAAGGGCTTGCCGACACGAAAAGGCCGCTATTTGCGGGATTTTCGGAAAGCCCTGCTCAGAACCGCTTCCCGATGTCAGACATTTCGCTCGGCTTCGTCTCGTTGCGTCTCATTGCGTCTCGTTTCGTTGTTTCCGAGTCAAGAAAGTCCCTGCATTTGACAGGAATCGGGGTCTCATGGAAGGCTCGGGAACGTGACCGCCTGGACGCCCGAAACCGCCCCGCGAAGCTTCATTTCGCCGGCGGATGAGGACTTCCAGCGCCGTCTGAACGCCCGCATGATCGCCCGCGACCTGATGACGGTCGCCGAGCTGAGCGAGCGCTCGGGCGTGCCGTCCCGGACGATCCAGAACTGGCTCAGCGGCGAACACCCGCCCGAGCGCAGCAAGCGCAGCCTCGCCTACGTGAAGGCCGTCGCCGACGAGCTCCGCACCTCCCCGCTCTTTCTCCTGACCGGCGAAAGGAAGTAGCTATGCCCCAGCTCAGAACGCGAATCACCGACGTGAAGCCGAAGCTGAACCGCGACGGCGACCCGACCGGCTGGTTCGCCATCACGACCAATGGCACGCCGAAGACGCTCGAAACCTCGCAGGAGGAGCTGATCGCCGAGGCGCGCGAGTACCGCGACGCCGGCCTGCTCGTCGAGATCGACTACGACGAGAAGGAATCGACGACGATCAACCAG